TCATGCACCAGGATCGGCCGCCAGCTCCACTGCCGCAGGATCGCCGCCGGATGGTACGCGGGGAGGACCTTGGGCTTGTAATCCAGCCCCAATTCCAGGTCACACTCCAGCGTCGATCCACGCCACGAGGTGATACCCCACTTGCCAGTCAAAGCCCACATGGACACGTTGCCCAGGGCGATGATGATGTTGGGCTTGACCTGTTCGATTTCCCGCTTGAGCAGGGCCAGGCCTTCCCACACCTGCGGCAGCACGTAGCGGTCGCGGAGCAGGGCGTGCTTCGGCGTGATGTCGGATTTCCGCATCGCCATGAAGGCGCCCATGTCGTTGCCTGGAGGGCGGTCGCGGCAGACATTGGTCACGAAGCAAGTCGACCGCATGATCCCTGCTTCGTGCAGCATGCGGTCGAGTTCCTGGCCAGAGGCTCCGACGAACGGGATGCCTTTGACGACTTCCTGCTCGCCGGGGGCTTCTCCGACGATCATGATTCTGGCGGGGGCGGGGCCGGTTGGGCGAATTTGCATGCGGCCTCCTTTGAAAGGGAAGGGTTGAGGATCAGCAGCGAGCGTGCAGGTAGTTGAAAACCCTGCGCATGGCGTAGCTACGCGCGAGGCTTATCAGAGTGAACATCATCGTAACGCCGATGTCCTGCGACAGGCTTGTCTCCACCCCGAACAATGGCACGAGCCAGATCTGTGCTGCTAGGGCGATCAGAAAGCCCAGCAACGTTTGACAGCAAGTCTCGATGAAGCTCTGCAGGCGACTTTGCATTTCCTTGCTCCTTGATCAGCGCCTTGGCCAGGATGCAGTAGTTGATGATGTCGTCGAGACGACCTTCGATGGGTTCGGACAGGACCTGCTCCGCGCCGGGGGCAAGCTGGTTTTTGCGAACGTAAGTCGACACCGCGTCGTAGTGCTTGGACAGGTAGATGAACAGCACGGTCAGGGGCTGGACGCCGGTCAGTGAACTGCCACGCTTGAAGTTGGCAAGGCGGTCGTCGGAGCCGGCGTACTCCGAGCCCTTGCTCTGCATGAGACGCCGAACGGCAAGGACCGTTTCGTTGACGATGATTTCAAATTCGTTGGAAGTCACAAGGTTCTCCAGGAAGGAAAGGGTTAAGGTCCGAGTTCTTCAATCATAACCCAACTTTGCGCCCGATCTATGTTGAGGGCTCCGCCACTGTCCTGCCAGTTCTCCACCCGGATGCTATCGCCGGAGCGGCATCCAGTGTGAGTGCGGGTGTGGTAGACGTAAGTCATTTGTGTGGGGTGAGCTGGTTCGACAGTGTCAGGGTAGGCTGCCGCCCCCCCGCCGTTGACCAGGGAAGTCGCCTTGCGCACGCCGGCAGCGTTGGCAGCCCATGCCGTGCATGAGGTCACCTTCACCCGGCCCGGGCGCTTGACGTAGTGTTGGTTGTTGTTGCTGGTGGTGCTGTGGAGGCCGGAGGTGTCAGCGATGTCCACGCTGAAATCCACTGACTTCCAGGTTGCGTTGTTGACGGAGTCGGTGCCAGCTCCCTTGATAATTGACACTGGTTCATGCATACCGCTGAACGGGGCGCCGGTCGCATTCCGCACGACGCAGTCGACGGCTTCGTTGCAATCGGACTTATTGTAGCCGGCGTTTGGGTACTCGATGGCGGGGACTTCGTTCAAGAACCCGTTGGTCATCGTGGGCACGGCTTGTCGGTCGTCGGCCGTGCAATTGACAAAGCGAATTCCTCGGGGGTAGCCGACCGAGCCAACTGTGCCCAGGGCGATGTGGAAGGCATACTTGTTGCCGACGTGCAAGCCGTTGGAGCCGGAATCGTAGGAGTGGCAGTTGGTGAAGGTGATGTTGCGGACATCGGGGTTTGTCAGCTCGGTCTTGCCAGAGACCTCGAATCCCGCTCGCCCGCACTTCTCCGCTGTGCAACCGTCGACAGTGCCGTCATGGGCGGAGTTGGCGAATTTCAGCCCAAACGTCCCTGCGTTCTTGGCGCGCAGTTCTGAGAGGCTGAAATTGTAGTTGCCGACGGAGCCGGTGAAGTCGAAACACTGATCCGCGTTGTCGACGATGGAGCCGGTCCAGGTGATGTCGGAGCATCCAGTGATAGCGTAGCCTCTGGACCAGCGGCGGGTGCTGACGCCAGTGATGTTGACGGCGCCGCCTCCGTTGACCTGGACCTTCGTGCAGTTGTTAATGGCGATGCCGTTTAGGACATCGTCAGAAGCCCCCACGTCGTGGTAGCACTCCCGCGCCCAGACGTTGTCGAGCTTGAGCCGTTCGATGCCAGAGAGAAACAGGCCATTGCCCGGCCCCATGTTCAGCACTGTGACGTCTTCGAGGGTGATGTCGGTCGCCTCGCCATCGACGTCGTCGATCCAGATCCCGGCATAGTCCGCCATTGTCCCGCCGGACCAATTCGAGCCGGCATCGACCGTGACCTTGTAGAGGAAGAAGCCGGACTGCGCGCGAATGAACAGCGTGCGGCAGTTGGCCGTGTATGGGGCTCGCTGGATGAGCTTGGTGTGCATCAATCCCTTGAAGCCGTTGGGAACCGTGCCGAGGCCTTCGATGGCGTAGGACAGGCCAAGGCCGGTGACGGGGAACCCAATGCCCAATGCGGCTTTGAACTGCACCGTGTCCAGCGTCACGCCGTCGCCGACACAACCGAACTGCGGCAGAGTCAGGATACCGCCCGGGAGCAGCAACAGCCACCGGCCTGGAACGGTCAGGTCGAAACTCGCCGGTCGGATGACAGACCCGCCGTTGTCCTGCGCTGTGCTGCTGGCCGCCCAGGCGTAGATGCTGTGAGTCGTCTGCACAACGCACAAGGCCCCGCGACCGCTTTGCGGCGGGATGAATGTGCGGAGTTCGCTGACCGAACTGGCAAACGTGCCAGAAGAATCGAGTTCGGTCAGCAGCCGGGTCATGGCGTTGAGGCCATCGCCGGACAGGTAGTAGAGTTCCCTCCCATCCCGAGAGGCGTAGAACCCCTGGTTGTAGAAGTTGTCAGCTGCCATACTAGACTCCCGAGAAGAAATCCGGTGTTTCCATTTCCTTCATCGCCTGGAGCCGCTTGAGCGACAAGGCGTAGTATTCGGGGGTCAGTTCGCAGCCGACCGCGACGCACTTAAAGCCGTGGGCGGCCGGGAAGATCGGGCCGGTTCCGGCAAAGCCGTCGAAGACCCGGTCTCCCGGGCGGACACTGCGCTGGAGCAGGTTCTGGAACACTGCAACAGGCTTCTGGGCGCCGTGGGACAGGTTCTCGTCGGCGGCGCAGCTGATCACATCCGGGTAGATGTGGGTGACGGGCTTGTCGCCTTTGAAGGCGTAGAGGACGACTTCGTACTGGCGGCGTGGGCCGTGCTCGGGCAGCGGCACCCGGCCGGAATTGGGCTTGACGCAGATCAGCGGCGTGCGGAACACATACCAGCCAGCGCCTTGCATCATCGACTTGAGTTCGTGGAAGTTGTCGATGTCACAGAACACATAGGCGTGGGCCTGCGGCTTGGTGACGGCGAAGGACAGCGGGCACCACTCCTGCATGAGCTTTTTCCAGGACTCGTAACTGTCGTCGTAGTGGTGCTCGATGCCGGAGAGCTTGCCGCCGCCGTCACCGAAGTTGTCAGCGCCCATGCCGTAAGGGGGGTCGGTGGCGATGACGTCGAACTTGGACATGGCAGAGCCATTGGCGACTTCCCGCATGTACTGCAAGCAGTTGACGTTGAGCAGTCGGTGGGAGTCGACGGTGAAGGTCGCGCCGATCTGGGTCGCCAGCTCGATGTTTTTCTTCCGCTCCTCGTCCTTTTTCAGCAGCTTGAATGCTTCGTCGACGTTTTTGGCCTTGGCGATGACAGGGTTGTCGAGGTGCTGGGCGACGATGATTTCCTTGCGGACGGTGGCCTGGTAGTCGCCCATGGCGCCAGCGGGGAGGTTTGCAGATTGGGGGTAGACTTCGCGGGCGGTGTCGGCGACGGTGTGCTGCGGGAACTGATCAGCAACCGCTGAGGCATCGCCGTGGATCGTGCCTGCCCTGGCGGCGGCCTCGAATTCCGCGTCCTTCTGAGCGGCCCGCAGCTCATGAAGCCTTTTCACCGCCGCCGCATGCTCCTGCCAGGTCAGATCCCTCCGCTTGAGATTCTCGTCGAGTTCCGCTTCTTCTGCTTCGAGGATGGAAAGCTCGCCCAGCGACACGCAGGGGAACGCGCCGGATGGCACCAGCGCGCCGTTGTAGGAAATCACCCCGCCCAGCTGGTAAATCTCCGAAATCGCTCGCAGCCGACGCTCCCCGGCCACTAGGATCTGCTTGCCGTCCTGATCCCGCACGACAATGGCGTGCATCAGGCCGCAATCCTGGATCGAGTTCTTGAGGTCTTGCAGGGCCTCGGGGTCGAACTCCTGTCGCTGGCGGTTTTCGGCGATAACGATCTGGGGCAAGGTGAGAAAGCGCATGATGGGTGGGGTGGGTTGGGAGCCGGCCGAGTTTTCGAGGCGGGAGGGGCGCGCGCCGGGCCGGAATCGGGCCGCCATTCGTTCGAGCGAGGGGAGGGTAGGTTAGGGTACCCCCCGGCCTCCGCGGACGCGCCATGAGGCGCGATTTCCCGAACGCGTTTCGAATAGAAAACCCAGCAGGCGGGCTCAAGGCCAATTCCGCACGTCGTGCGGCAGGGAGGCAGCACTCTAGAAAGAACGATCTGCTGGGTGCAAAGGGCAGTGCACAAGTTCACTTCCGGCGGCCCCCTAGGATGTGGGCCCCTGCAAGGCTGACTACTTGCTCACAGTGGCAGTGATACGCGCACTGCCCTTTGCACTCTGCCCCTCGTCCGCCTTACAGCGTCGCGTTTAACGGGCGGGCCGCCCGGACTGTCTACGCCCACCAGGGTTAGTCAAGGTTATTGCCTTGACCTCAGCCAGGAATCGGACCTGACCTTATACCTCACCAAACCTCAGTCAGCGAGCCGGAATCGAACCAGCCTGCTCTGGCGCCCTTGTGGGCTTGTCAGATGTGCGCGACCTGCTTGATCTCCGCGAACGTGTCCGCGCCGTCGACACGGTGCTCGACCTTGACCTTGGCCACACGCCCCACCAGCATGGTCGGGGCGAAGGGCTGGCCGTTGGCGTTGAGGTCCACGGCTTCCCGCAGGCGGCCCAGGCCGACGTTTTTGCCCTTGCCCATGTCCAGGCCGCCGTTGTCCTGGAGGTCGAGCATGATGCCCTGCTTGCAGGTGACCTTTTCGCGGTCGAGCAGCTGCTTCACGGCCGGGTCGTCGATGAGCCAGGTCACGTCGAGGGCGACGCCGGCCTTGGACGGGTCGTTTCTGGACTGCCACTGGCGGGCCTTGACGGAGTCGATCACGGCGACGTATTCGCCGACGGGCACGGGAATGAGCTTGGTGTCGTTGGATTCGGTGACTGCGGAGTCGAGGAAGGTGTCGGGGTTGAAGTCCATGGAATGCTCCAGATTGGATGGGATGGAAGTGAGGGAAAAAGGATGCCGCTGCTCAATTAACCCGCGTGTTGCAGTCAGCGGCCAGCTGCCATGCGCGGGAATGGGGATGATGGATTGCGGTGGGGAAGGTGTCAAGCTCCTTGTTCAAGCAACGCCGCCGCGGGCCTTCCACTTCGCAATCACACTTGCAAAGGTCGGAGCATTGTCCGCCTTGATCGGGAGATTGCGGGTCTTGACGTCGGCCAGGGCGGAGTTGGTGTCCCAGGTCCACACTGACCCTGTGCGAGTGGTCAGCACAACATCGCTGAACATCGCCGGGATCTTCGGGGCCAGGGCCTTGCCCAGGGTGCTGGCCATGAGCTTGACCCCGCCGAGGACCTGGTCTGTTTCCCGCTCGACGTGGGCCAGGAGAACGAAATGGCAGGCGCAGTTGTCGCAGAGCATGCGCACGACCTTTTCAACCTGGTCCTGGGCGATGCCCCAGTCGGATTGAGACTTGACCGGCTTGCCTCCGACGACAAGGGACAAGGCGGCCCGACCCACGCCTGTCAGGCCGTCGATGACCAACGCCCGGCTCGGCCCCCAGCTCGACACGTCGCCGAACTTCTGCCCGGTGCGGTCGTCGGGGAAATCGTGCAGGGTGTTGAGCAGGGTGAGGAACTGGTTGTGCTTGGACTTGTTGACGTCGGTCATCTTGGCCAGCGAGTCCAGGGACAGGGTGTTGATCTTGGTCGCGGCGTCGATGAGGTCGGAGAAGCCGGCGGTCGGGGCCTTGAGGATGTGCCAGTGGAGATTGGCCGGGATCTCTTTGCCCTTGTCGGTGTAGTAGCCCAGGAGAGACTCCAGGCCAGGTTCGAGGGCGAGATAGAAGACTTCGATGCCGGTGTCGACTAGGGTGCCGATGGAGTGGGTCTTGCCGGTTCCAGCGGGGCCCATCAGGAGGACGTTGACGCCGGGGAGGGCGGACTTGGGAGAGTCAGTAGCCGCAGCGGAGGCCGCCATGGCTTGCTGCTGCTGGGCGCGGTTTTGGTCGATTGTGCTCATGGTGTCACTTTGAAAGGGCCCCGAAGGGCCGGGTTTGAGCGGAGCGGCTTAACCGCGATCGACCTTGTCCTGCCGCAAGTTGTCGGCGTTGCAACCGATGCCGTAGGTACCCACGCCTTGGGGATGGTCACTGTTCCAACCTGCCCAACCGCCAGCCCCGCCGGCTCCGGCAACAGTCACGTTTCGCAGGTAATGCTTCTCCCTGCTCATCAGCCTGTCGACTTCCTTCGCCGCCTGCTGGTACTGGTACGGCATCCAGCGATAGTGCGGGTAGGGCACCGGCACCGGGCTGTGGGGCACGTGGGTGTGGCACGTGCCGCTGCCGTCGTCCGGGTCGATGACCAGGAGGTTGACCGGGGTGAAGGCACTGGCCTGATAGGCCGGAGCGTGGACCTTGATGACGGTCGCGTCGTGCGGGTCGACTTGCGTGTCGTCGGCGTAGAAGTAGACCTTGCGGCCGACAGTGGGGGTGATGGTGACATCGAGGGACATTGGAGGCTCCTGGTGTGGGTTGTCGCAGAACCGCTGCGACGCCGGACTGCGATCAGTTGATAGTGGGAGTGCCGTGCAGAGCCCTGGCGAACTCCAGGATTTCCCGGTGCATGTCAGCGAGAATGGCGACTCCGACTTCCTCCGGAACTGCCTCCTCCGTGGCGGAATCCAGAACCCCGGCCACGACAGAAGCCCCTGCAAAGAAGATCTGCCGCATGGAGCTGCGCTGTCTATCGCTGACACCGTCGGGAAAGCACTTGGCGATCATGTCGTCGAAATTGCTGTCGATGATGCCCATGATGTCACTGTCCTTCCTGCTTGTCAGCCCTGGCCTGCGCCGCGGTGTCGGAGTAGCTTCCGCCCGGGTAGCGCTTGATGAGCTTGACGCGGTTGCTGCGGTCAAGGTCTTTGAGGGTGAAGCCGTAGAAGTTGGCAACCGTGCTCAGCAGGATGCGGAGCTGGTAGAGGCTGACGAGCATCGCAGTGCTGTGCAAGGCCTCCAGCGGCTTGCCGTAGATCCAGGTCTTCTTGCTGAGGTCGAGGAAGTTGCCGGCCTCTTCCAGCAGCCGCTCGCTGGCGTGGTGTAGGTCGTAACCGACGGGGAGCTTCATGGCCAGCCCGCCGATCCTGGTGATTTCGGCGTCGGGGAACTGGTTGAAAGCCGCCTGGATGTAGAAGCGGATGTCGCCCAGTTCTTCCAGCTGCTCGTCGCGGTCGCCGGCGTGGCGCAGCTCGACCACTTCCCCGATGATGCCGACGGCTGCGTGGGCGAGCCGCTCGGGGATGGAGTCAGGCTTGGTGAACAAGCCGGCGACGAAGTTGCTGTAGGTGGTGGTCATCAGATTGTGGTAGTCTGACATGACTCTAGATTCCTTTCGTACCAGTCAAGGTGCCGTTGAAGTTCCCATGCAAGCACCGGCACTGGTAGCGCTTGTAGGAAGTCTGTGTCCCAGGGAAGCCAAAGCGATCCAGGAGGGCCGCCGGTGTGATACGCCCAGCCATTGCATCGTCGACAATGCCTTGCGACAGACTGCCACCCCGTCGTAACTCCCCCGCCAAGATCCACAGGGCAGGAAATATGGACTTGCCCGCAGGCCGGGCAGAAGAATAGCAGGCTGTTGGGGCGGGCGAGTTCTGCATGGACGAAGATGTGGGTGCGGGGGGTGGAGGCGATCAGTCGGCCTTCGATGATGAAGTGTTGCTGCATGATGCATCGTGCCCCCAGCTCTTCTCCCATTCCTCGATCGTCAGCTCTTGCCGCGCGAGCGGGTCCCAAACCCGCTGCTCGAAGTACATCGGCAGCCAGGTTTCCGGTTCAGCCGACTTGCACACGCTGACCATCGAGCACCCACCGTACTCCGCGCAGGAATGGCCGAGGTTGTAGTCCCACCAGCCTTCCTGCCACATCTGCTTCATCCGCTCGATGTCTCGGCAGGTCTGCTCCAGCCAGCGGTCGATTTCGTACTGCGATCGATAGGTCGGGACTTGCTGGGTGTCGTACTTGGTCTTCAAGATCGACACACCCCGGACGATGGCGCCGACTGCGTTGATCCCGAACTCCCGCGCGGCCCAGACATAGCCGGTGAACTGCGACCGCATTTCCCACTGGCGAGACCAGCTTGCCCCGAGCTGGCTTGTCGTCTTCTCGTCGAAGACGTAGATGCCGCCGTTGAAGTCGGCGACCATATCCGCCCGGCCGGTGTAGAGGATTGGGGCGTCGCTGACCGGGTGGCGGATGGGGAGGGGCTGGGCGAAGGAGAATTCGATCCCCCGGCTGCCGTCCGCGAAGGCGATGGGGTCGGCCCCGTCCTGGCCCAGGGGGTAGTTTTCGAAGTAGAACTCCAGAGCCCCGACGACACGTTCGAGGGACTTTGCCGAATCCGGCGGGCACTCGAAGTCGCCATAGGCATGGATGCAGGCACCAAGGCCTTCCGCAACGGCGTCTTCGAGCGAGGCCGAGCGTTCCCAGAAAGCCCGACGGGCGGTTTCGATGCCCTTGGCGAACGCCCCGCCCGCGACCAGATGGACCGACTCGGACTTCGGTTTCCAGTGCTGGACGTACTGGCGGAAGAACTTCTGCGGGCAGGAACGGAATGTTTCCAGCATCGACGAGTCAATGGCGTGGGGGAACATCGGCCGGCTGGGGGCGACGGCGGAGGAATCCGCGACGTCGGACTTGGTGAAGATGGGGGTGTTGAGGATGTCCATGGGGTTAGCCTTCTCTCACGAGGAGGTCGAAGCAATCTTCGCAGAGGCCGCTTATCTGCGTCTCCCGCCAGCCTGCTGCCGTGTGGGTGTTGTCGGGAGAGAACGGCTCCCCGCAGCAATAGCAGGTTCTGAAGAGCAGTCGGTTCTGCTTGTCAGCCTCTAGGTACTCGTAGGGGCTCTCCGGGAGCAGAATCGAAGGCCTGTTGATGGAGGGTTTCAAAGCGGTCTCCTGGGATTGCGCGTAGTGAAATACGCCTTACACTCGCCCCATCTTGGCGATGGCCATGAAGGTCCCAGCGAGCCGCGTGATGAGGGAGCGCTCGCCGCTGTAATCGCCTTCGAGCTTGCGCCCCGGCGCTCCCTCCACCCCGTCCAGCACAGCGTGGGCCTGGTCGAGTTCGTCCTTGTAGCGGGCAGCGAGTTCCCGGTTGTAAGTGTTGCTGGACTTGTTGGTTTCCAGCTCCTTCTCCAACCGTTCGACTTTGAGAGCCTGAGCCCGCAGATCGGACACTTCAATTCGAAGGTGGGCCAGCTGCCCCTGATAGGCTTTGTTGTCGGCTTCGAGGGACGAGACTTGGCTCTGAGCGCTGGCCAGCTGGCTGGTCAGGGATTGGACTTGCTCGGACAAGGTCAGACGGGACATGGAATTCTCCTGTGATTGGCGCCGCAGGAACGCAGCCGATAAGGCACCACGAGGATGCCCTAGGTGGCTGGGCTCAGTCGCCACAGGGAATCGACTTGATCAGCCGGCCTGTCAGCATGAAGACATACTCCTTGCCGGAGGCGTCTTCCATGACGAAGTCGACAGTGGGCTTGCCCGCCTCCGTGCCGTTCTTCACGACCACGACCTGCTTGACGTAGACCGGGGTGAATTGCGGCTTGGGGTAAGCGTAGCCCTCCTTGGTTGCCTGCCCCGGGTCTTGCACCGTCGCCACGCAGAGGGTGTTTTGGATTCCAGTGATTTCTTTCGGCATGATTACAGTCCTTCCAGTTGACTCAACAGATCATCCCCGTCCGGCTTCTTCGCGGCTTCCTTCTTCGCCCGCGTGACCTTGCTCCCGGCCGTGGGTTGTGCGACCTTCGCCCGTTCCCCGCGCAGGGCAGCGATGGCTTCCTTCATTTCCTCCTTGGTAAGCGTGCCCTCGCGGGCTTTCTGGCGCCAGAGGGCGACCTTGGCAGTCATTTCGGCAGAGGGGATCATGAGGCACCTCGAAATTGTGAAATCCGTTCGGATTATGGCCGCGTAATCCGTCGGTGTCAACGGTTCCGGGCCAAGTCCTGGCTCACGACAGATGCAGTTGTGTCTTCGGCCGGCTGCCAGCCACGTAGAGGCAGCGGTAGGCTTCCTGCCGGTCGCGGTTGAGCAGGATGTCCCGCCAGTCCACGAACGCGTTCCGGTAGCTCGAGCCCTGCGCCCTGTGCGCGGTGATGGCGTAGGCCCAACGGAGCTTGTGGAAGGCTTCCTTGAATTCCCAGAAGGCCTTCCACTTCCTCCGTTCGATGCGGGCTTCCTGGGCCATGGCCTCGGCCCGGCGAGTGAAGGCAGCGAGGCTCTCCTCGTGCAGCACGCGAGCGACGACGAGCTGATTCGTGTCGAGCTGGATCGTGACGTTCCAGACCTTAAAGTCCCCATACTCTGGGTGCCAGCCTTCCGACACCGCCTGCACTGTGCCTTCGTCGTCGGTCGAAGCGACCTTCTTGCCTTCGAGGTCGTAGGCCGGCTCCATGAACAGCACGCGATCGCCGGGGACCCACGGCCCCTTCGCGCCGGGGAACAGAACCTGCCGGATCTGCTTGTTGTACTTGTCAACGGTGACGTTGCGCCAGGCGATGATCTTCGACTCGTCGGGCATGGCGAAGGAATCGACGACGTCGAGGGCCCGCCGCAGGAAGGCCGATTCGCTGGAGTGCTTCCAGACCCCTTCCTCCCCGTCGTTGTTGCTGGCCAGCGAGATCGTCGGCACGGCCCGGCCGATCTGCTGCCGCACGCGGGTGACGAGGTCCAGGATCTGGTTGTCGTGCCGCATGACCTTGGTCAGGGAGACCTGCTGGGGGATCTTGAACACGTCAGACAAGGGTTCACCGACAGGCGGGAGTTGGCAGTCATCCCCCATGATGAGGATTTTTGCTTGCGCCCCGAAGGCTTCGCGGTAGATGTGGGACTTGAGCACGGAGCCGATCATGCTACCTTCGTCCACGACGACAAGGCGATAGCGGGTCAGGTCCACCGGCTCGTCGGGGGTGGTGAGTTCCTTGACCTCGCCGTTGGCGGACAGGCTCAAGCCCAGAAGGGAATAGATCGTCGAGCACTCGGGCTTGTAGTCCGGCCGGGTGAGGGTCTGACGCAGCACCCGCGTGGCCTTGTTGGTGGGGGCGGTGAAGGCAATACGGCCCTTGATCTCTGGCAGGAGGGATTGCAAGGTGAAGGTCTTGCCGGTGCCGGCCGGGCCCCGCATGAGGAAGAAACTGGTCTCTTCCGACCAGGGGGCGTGGTACCAGGCAAGGATGGCGTCGATCGCGGCTTGCTGTTCGGTGTTGAGTGGGATGGTCACAGGGACTCCAGTTTTGAGGGGAGAGGAAGGGGGTTAGCGGCCTTTGAAGAACTGGGCGTAGGTGGCCATCGAAGCCATGGTGATATCCGCGTCCGGCCGCTCCAGCGGCGAAGCATCCGCCCATTCGTCTTTCAGCCTCCTGATCGCAACCCCCAACAGCCGAATACGGTCCTTGGCGGTTGCCTCCTTGGCAAGGAGCTGCTGCCGCTTCTGCTCCAGCACTCCGGCCGCGTAGTCCATGCCCTTGCCCTTGTGCATGTACCAGCCCTTGGCGGTTTCGAGCTTGTGCAGCTGCTTGCCAGTTCCGGCGAGACTGGCTTCGTCGCGGGCACGCTGCTGTTCGAGGAAAGCAATCGCCCGTTCGTGGGCACGTTTGAGCCCGCTGTCAAACGCCGCACTCCAGGCCTGCATCAGCACCTGCTCGACGATTTCGTCGTCGGAAATCGGCTGCGGGCCAAAGTCCGTCTGCCCCGTTTCGTCGTAGGCCTTGCGCCGCGTGCTGTCGGAGAGGATGGCGTAAGCCTGGTTGAGTTCCGCCGCGGCCTTGTCGCTGCCGCCTTCGCGGTCGGGGTGCGCGGCCCGGATGAGGCGGCGGTAGGCGGCCTTGATGTCGGAAAGGGAGGCGTCGCGGGGGACGCCGAGGACTTCGTAGGGGTTCATTTGGTTTGGTCCTTGTTGATCGGTTGGCCCCATCGCACCACCTGGTCGGGCCGGTAGACATGCAGCATTCCGGCCACAGGTGCATCGAACTCCAGCACAACACGCTGCTCTCCTGCCGTGGTCACGAATTGGGCTACAACGGTTCCGGTGTGCTGGAAGCTGCCGCCAACCTTGGCCACGTGCTTGCCAACGAGGTCTTCGACGGCGCCGCCTTGGAAGGAGTTGGAAGGAGCCGGCCCCGCCGAACAGCCGTGAAATCCCTGCTCTACTTGCGCGGGGGGTTCAAACCGAGCCTCAATCGACGGCATAGCCTCAACTTCAGACGGCCATGTCTGCCGCGACTGCCTCCAGCACAGACGCCCGTAAGCGATCATGTCCTCGTAGGTGAATTCCCGCTTGGCCTCTGCCTGCTCGGGCGCTGAGGGGGCGGCGGGCAACAAGCCACACACGTCCACCGACATCATCGCCATGTTCGCCACATCTGCGGCGTGCTCCAGGATGCCGTGCGCATCGTTGCTGAGCAGCGACTTTTGCAGCTTGGCGACATGGTGGTGGACCTCCAGAACCGCGGTCTTGCGATCCATCAAGAGCCAACCAGGGCGGTCTCCTTTGGCGGCGTTGGCGTGCAGCTCCTTGCGCATGAGTGCCAAGAAGGGGAGCAGCACGTCGTCGTACTTCCCTGACGCTGCGGGCGCCTGCTCGGTGGCGGCGAGGGCGTCGATTGTGTCGAGCAAGTCGCCCGCTAACAGGTCTGCTTCCTCAGCCATCGACGCCAAGCTGATAGCAAGTTGCCGGCACTTTCCGACCAGCTCTTCACGTGTCTTAGCCACCATGATCCTAAACCTCCTTACTCCGTTGGTCCTCAATCTCCTGCAAGATCGCCGGCATGGCGCCGTACTTGTCGCAGAAGCCCGTGATGTCGATGCTTATGAGGCCGGCATGCCTGTTGAGGTACACCGCCGCCAGTTCCCAATAAGCAGACCCCTCGCCTGTTTCAACCACAACGGCCGTTACTGGCAGAGGGGAGGATTGGAGAATGTACTGCTTCTGCGTCATTTCCACGCCCCCGCGTACTGGTCAAACACATCCGCCGCCCGGCCGTAGCCCAGCGCTCGCAGTTCCGCCGACACGCGGGATTCGACCTGCATCGAGGCCGTGCAGGGATCGTCCTTGTGCTCCGCCTGGATCCGCTCCAGCTCCTGCGCCAAGCACCGCCGCCGCTCGATCAGCTCGAAGTGCTCCTTGATCAGCTTCGTCACGAAGGTCTGCCAGGCGCCGAAGGGCACCCGCCCTTCAAGGTCACTGTAGAGTTCCAGCTCAACCCGGGCGCAGAGATCGGTGGGGAGGTGAATGTGCTTGTCAACGCTCGGGTTGACTGACTTGATGCGGGGCATGGAGAGCGAGTCCTTTTAAGGGGTGAAGGGAAGTTTTTGGGAAGGAATGGCAAGGCGGAGGATTTCGTCGTATCTCCAGATCCTGCCGCTGGGCTGCGTGACCATGGCGGCCTTGCCTTGGTACTTGAGCCAGCAGCCCAATTCCACTGGGTGCTTGGCAGTTAGGCCACGCTGTTCGTAAGCTTGCCAGGGCACCCAGAGGTAGTCCGGCTTACTTCCGGCGCCAAGGTAGTCGCTGTTGCGACTCCCCCAGATCGTGCGGTCCTTGACCGGCAGCTTGTAGGGCATCTTTAACCTCCCCAGAGCTTGCCTGCTACAAACAGCACTATCAGCACGCAGGCAGCGAGCACGAGCCGCATCAGCCGGCCGAGCAGGATGTCGAGGTGGTCTTGCTGCCAGCGACCGGAGCCTGGCCGGGTGTACTCCCCATGCTTGTCGACGAGGTCGACGGGGAATTGGGACTGTGAGTGCTGGCGCACGGCAGTGCGGGAGGGAAGGGGTTGCTTGGGCATGGTGGTTGCTTAGAGCAGGAAGTTATCGTAGTGGAGCTTTCGGTCGGGGATGCCCTTCAGCCCTCCGACGAGCGTCATGCTTTCCCAGATGTCGTCGCCAACTGCGTCGAGCAGCTCGTTCATGTCTTCAAGGCTCGCAGCGACGATTCGTGTCCGAACAAAATCCGTCACATTTTTCGCTGGCTCCCGCAGCTGCATCGCAACGACCACGGGAATGGCGTCCTCCTCTGAAAACAACAACCCGCCGGCGTAGCCCAGTGGCATTATCAAGTAGTGCATGTTCGTCTCCTTGGCCTTTGGCCTCAATCAGTAATCCATTCCGTTGCTGTCGCAAGATCCCACCCCTTCCCCAGCGCGCATTCCTTGCACACCGGGGACTGGCTCGTGCGGATCGCGACCTCATTGGGCAGATCGGCCTTGGCCGCGTCCACCGCCGTCCAGCGTTGGCTCATCTTGAGGTGCCTGTGCACCTGCCGCTGCATGAGCCCGGTAAAGATCATGTGCTCGGCGCCGCACATGCAGCGATGCCGGGTGAAGGTTGCAACATTGGCAACCCCTTCCCATTCGTGGCGGGCTTCCCAGGCCGCAATCCGCTCCGCATCGGCCTTGCGCTCGGCGGAACTCAGCCCGCCTCGCTTGAGCCTCTCGCGCGATTCCCGGGCCTCCGCTTCTTCCCGGCGTTGCGCCATGGATTCCGACATGAGGGATTCGAGGGGGTCGCTGTCGTCGGCGGCCGTGGTTTCGGCGAGAAGAGCTTCCAGCTCATCATCGCCCGCATCAACGGGGACGGGGAGTGTGTTGGACATTGCGGCTCCAGTTTTGTAGCGAGTGTGATTCGGAAACCCATCCGAATTACCCCGCCATAATACGTCGCAATTTCCTCCGCGTCAACCAAGCACTACGCCCGACAGAGAGAACTGGAAAACTCTCGTGTCGGGCGCATTGCCCCCGTCTTTCCGGGGTGTCAGGCAATCGAGGGGACTTCTCAACCACCAATCCGCCAGGGCCGCAAGGAGGGTTGGGGCTTGCGGCCCGCGGCGAATCTTTTCCGGCCGGCCAGTCGCTTAACTGGCCAGCTCCCCCAGCAGGGCATCCGTGTCCACCTTGCTCGCGCCCTTGCTGGCCTTCTCGGCTTCCAGCCGCTCGACAATCGGCTTGACCTTGGGGTTGTTGCGCAGGGCGACCTTCTCCGCCTGCGTCTTGCCCTTGAGGAATTCCTTGACCTTCTCGATCGGCTGGCCGGTTTGTTCGACCAGGGCGCGGGCCAGGACGCTCGTGCCGGCCAGGCCATTCGCCTCGCGGGTCTTGCCCCACTCGCCGGCTTCCAGGCGCTGCATCAGCTCGTCGACCGCCAGCACGCAGTCGTCGATGTCGTCCAGGCCGGCGATTTCGTCGCCCAGCTTCTGCTCGGCCCCGTGCGCAGCGAACTTCGCCTGCATCTGGTCCGGGATCGTGAACAGGCGCGTCTCGCCGTTGCGGAAGTCCAGGCGGACCTGCACACGGCCTTCCGCCGTGATGGACGATTCCTTGATGAGCTTCTTCTTGCCCGCGAACTCGACGATGCGTGCATCGTCCATCGTCACGGTTTCGATTTGCGGTTCGGGTTTGGCAGCCATGTTGGCAGTTCCTTGGGTTGCGGCAGGCACTTGGGTTTGGTGAGGTCGCCGTGCGGTGGGTGCTTGCCGGTATGCCCACAATTGCGCGGCGATTGGAGAGAGTATGGGAAGCGAATCGAGGGCTGTCAACAAAATCCCGACAAGGGAATGGGGGATTGGGGAACTACTTGCGAAATTGCTAGCGCAAGCCCGAGAGATAGGAAACCCGCCCGTTGTCGAATCGCGCCGTGAGTACCTGCCTACGAGCCCGGCTCGCAGCCCGGAAGGAAATATGCACCCAGTCGCCTTCATGAATCAGCTGATCGAAGTGCAGATCCCCCTCCAGCATAAGGCGCTCGACGACTGTTCTGGGCATGCCGAATTCCGGCGCAACAAAATCCGCTGCGAGCCCGAGGCAATGCCAGCTTTCCTTTGCCCCGCCAACAGCTCGATTGACAGCTTGGGAACGATAGCCGCTCGTGATAAGTACCGGCGCCCGCAAAATGTTGCGTACCTGTTGCATGCCGGGGGCAAGGATCACGCGGATACAGGCCAGAGCCTCTTCGTTTGGCGTGTTGCTCAGCCCTTTCCTTGTGGCGGCTTCACTCCGCAGGAACTCGGAAAGCCAGAAATTGGCTGTGAGACGTTCTTCTTTCATTGCCCTGCCCCTTCCAGGAGGTCTGGGGGGAGCGGCAATGCGCGGGGCGGGGTCGCATCGGCCACGGCCGGAGGTTGCGGAGCCGTTCCTTCCAGCTGGGGGCGCTCACGCGTATAGTAGGGGTTCCCTTGCGCTTGCGCCCGTGGCGTCAATTGCGCAACCCCCAGCTGCGCCAGCACCCTCTGCGCCGACTCCGTTGCCTCCTGCCTCATGTCCTGATCCCGCTTCCCTAGGTCCAGCCCCAGCTGCGCCACGAGCATTTTGACCAGCGGGGAGCATTCCTCCCGGTACATTACCAGCACATGCGGATTCGCCTCATCAATGCGCAGGGAAACCTGTTCGACCGCGGCGGCAAGCTTGGGATTCAACTCCGGGCGCTTCTTAACTGGCCTCGCCGTGGCGTAGAGAGCGAATCGCAGCCCCCTCGCAGCCTTCTCCGACCCGCAATCCAGCGGCAGTTCTTCCTTCCCGGATTCGGCAAACTGGATCCAAACGGCTTCCAGGTAGCCCTTTTTCGCATATGGCATGGTGATGTCCTTGTCCCAATTGGGGAGTTAGCCCCGGATTGTCAGTTGGAGTGGCCGGGGAAAACCAATCCCCGCGACCACCGATAGCCATCATGACTCAGTGGGCAAGGACTGTCAATGAAATTCGGGAAAGTATTGCACAATTTCCCATTGTCGGTATTTTTTACATTTCCCTCAATTTCCCTCAATTTCCCTCAATTTCCCTCAATTTCCCTTTTGTTCCCCGTTTATTCCCACAGTAAACCCGGGATAAACCTGGCATTGCTCATTGTACAAGCCCCCCCCCCCTCTCCCGTCCTCTCCCGTCCTCTCCTCCAAACCCGTACCGATTATCCTCCCTCCATGCCTATCCTCCAGCCCCCTCCCTCCTACTCTCTCCCCCTCCCCCTCAGTCATTAAAAAAAAAATGTAACAGAGAGACTGGAGAGGGAGAGGATAGGATAGGGGACTGGGGAGGAATAATCCGTCGGGGTTATGGACGTGACCGGGAGGGAGGAAGAGGGGGGGGTCTGACCTACAATTAGCAATCCCGGGTTTATCGCAGGTACCCTGTGGGCATAAAACGGGAACAAACGGGAGAAGAGGGGAAGGGAGGGGAAATGATGGTGCGAAGAGGGGAAATAGGGGGAACAAAAGGAAAGGGGCTGCAATGGAGTAAATGGCCCCGTGGAGCGATTGGGAAGGGCTGGGTAGGGGGTAGGGTAGGGTTGCGGGGTTGCGGGGCGCGGCGGGGCGATTACGGGCCCGCACGGGGCATTGTGGGATGTGGGCCGCCCGCCGGCCAATGGGAATCCGAGCCGCAGACCCCTCCCCGACCAAACCCCGACCAATTACCCCTCTCTAATCCGTCGCCGCAAGCGAAAAACCCCCTTTCGGAGGCTGCAGGAGGTGGAAATGGGCAAGGCAGGCCCGCGAGAGAGCCTGCCCCGGTTGCAATTGTCACATATCGTTACGGGCGTGCCCACCGCCACAAGGCGATAGCCCCCTCCGCGAGTAGCATGCCGATCACCAGGCCCCAATCAATCGTCATGGTCGTCTCCTGTCGGGATGTTGCGGAGGTGGAAGATCGCGGCGAACAGGCGGGGATGGCGCCGGGCGATCTGCATCATCCCGTACATGCGCGGGCTCACGATCCCAGCTCCTGGAGCAGTTCATCCGAATCCACCCCGCTCGCGCCCTTCGTCCGCTCCGCGCGGATCAGTTCGATGATCGCGGCGACCTTCGGATTCTTCCGCAGGGCGGCTTGCTCCGCGTCCGACTTCCCGGCCAGGAAGCCCTGGATCTGCTCGGGGGTCTTCTGCCCATCGTACATGCGGCACAGGGCTGCGAACAGCAGCCCGCCAGAGCCGCCGGCTCCGCTACCCTCCCGGCGCTTGTTCCACTCGCCTGCGAGCAGCCGCTCGTAAACCTCACGCACGGCCGCGGCCTTGGCCTCCACGCTCGCACTCCTGCCGGTGTTCGGATCACGGCTGATCGCTGCCGCGTCCACAAGCTTCTGCTTGAGCCCGTGGGCCGCCGCGCGGAACAACAGCGCATTGGAAAGGCCGCCTGTCGTGATGAGGATCGGCTCACTTCCATCAGCGAAGGTCAACTCAACGGCCGCGCCGTCGCATCCTTCCCAATTGTCATCCGGACACAGCTGCCCGCGATACATCGGAGTCAGGGTCGCCTCAACCGCTGCCCGCCTCTCGCTCGTCGAATTCGTCGTTGCCATGTTGCTCTCCAGTTTTGCATCGGCACCTCGCCGACACCTCAACTCTAGTCGCGGCCTGAGTCCTGGTCAACCACCAATTACATTCTGTTACACAATTCCATCCAGCCCCGTGTCCTGCCCAGCTCGTGAGCGCTCGCAAACTTTTTTCCCTGCAGCCAGGCGAACCCCCGGGGGCATTGTCGGCAGGTGGGGGTGGTCGCTCGGGGGTGTTTAGGGCCATTCCCTCCCCACGCGCCAGGACCATTTTCCAACCCACTCCCTTCCACCAGCTCCCTCCCCGCTAGCAACACCCCCTCCCCATAAGCGGATTGGAAGTAGGGGAGGTGGAAGGGACTCCCAAAAGGAAATCCGGCCGGATTATGGCTGGGTAATTGGGAGGGGTTTCGTCGAGGGCCTCCGGCCGGCAAAGTGCTTGCCCCCGAGGGCTTGACACCACGGAGTGGAGGGGGTAACGTCCCGCCATGCCCGTACAGGATGCCGCCATGACTGACTCGACGCAACTCCCCGGAGCCCGGTTTGTCCCCGCCCGCTCGGCGCCACTGGAAGGCACGGCCAGCGCGGCAAACGCGATCGCGCGGGTGCACTACTCCCACGACGCGATGATCGACCTGATGATCGCCCAGCCCGGGATCACGCAGAACGCGATTGCGAAGCACTTTGGCTACACGGTTGGCTGGGTGAGTCGGCTTGTCAACTCAGACGCCTTCCTGGCCCGGCTCGCAGCTCGCAAGAGCGACCTCGTAGACCCGTCGATTTCTCTGAGCATCGAGGAAAACCTCCGAGCGGTGGCGAATCGCAGCTCTGCGATCCTGCTCGAAAAGCTCGAAACCACGCAGAATGCGGAGCTGGCTCTCAAGGCCCTCGACATGACCACGCGGGCGCTGGGGTTCGGGGCCCGGCAAGCCAACGTCGCGGTGCAGCAGAATTTCGTCGTCGCCCTTCCTGCCAAGGCGGCGGACGCTCAGACCTGGGCGGATAAGCACTCCGCCCCGCCCGGGCTGGCGCAGATGGTGCAGGAAGTCCAGGATGTGACGCCTAAAGAGGGTTAGGCTATGGCTGACGTCTCTATCATTGAACAGATAGCATCGTATCTTGCTGCAAGGGGTGAGATGCCTGCTGTACAGATGGCGAGAATCCAGGACGGATCGAGTGGCCAGTTTGAGCCTGGGGTGGGTGCATTCGGCACTATAACTCTGAACCCATTTAACATGGATCGTGGGACTTACCCGCACGAAATGGCGCACGCAGCGAATTGGGCAATGGCTAGGCAACGTTATAAAGATCCTATGGCCAGCCGACAGTTCAAGGGTGCCTACGACAAAATTTACGGCGGGTCTAACTTGTCACAAGCGCGTGATGCGCTAGGAGGCGCAGCCTTGAGTGAGTATAGAGGCTCCGCTGATGAATTGATTCCCTGGGCCGTAGGGAATCAAGCCTCTGGCAGTGTAAGTGGTAGGTCTGGCGGGCACCTTGACTCTGACCTAGCCACTAGAATTGCCATTCTATTGGAACTAGCAAGCAGGAAAAAATGATGGATAAGATGAAGGTTTTCCAGGTCCCGACTGTGTATTGCGGTTACTGCGGACACATTCCGATTTCCGAGCCCTGTGCGGAGCGGGTCCACGTGACGAAGCAGCTGATCATGCGCTGCGCAAATCGTCGGTGCCTGGCGTTTGATGCCTTGTTCAAGCTCCCGATCGTGGAGCAGGAAGTGGAAGTGACGGGGATGCGGGTTGAGCCGGACTTCCAAAACATCCCGATCGGCCTGCCAACTTGATGTTCGCTGCCACCGCCCCGACCCCGGCCACGCAAGTCGTCATCTGGGAGCCTCAGCCGGGGCCTCAGATGGCCTTGTTGGAATGTCCAGTTTTCGAGGTCTTCTATGGTGGGGCCCGTGGCGGTGGCAAGACGGAATCCTCCATCGGGGACTGGCTCCAGCATTCCAGCCTCTACGGCGAAAACGCCATTGGGATCTTCGTTCGGCGGAAGCTCACCCAGCTCTCTGAAGTCATCGCCCGGACGAAGCAGCTTTTCCCCAAGCTCGGGGCGAAGTACAACGAACAGGCAAAGACCTGGACCATGGCGAACGGGGCCCGCCTCAAATTCGTCTACCTGGAAAGGGACAGCGATGCTGAAGAATACCAAGGCCACTCCTACACGCGAATCTACGTGGAGGAACTCACCAACTTCCCCTCCCCTGGACCGATTGATAAGCTTCGTGCTACCCTGCGCAGCGGTGCTGGGGTACCTGTTGGCATGCGCCTTACTGGCAATCCTGGCGGCCCTGGCCATCTATGGGTTAAGCGAAGATATATCGACCCAGCTCCAGCCGGCTATCAGATCATCAGAGAAGGCACTGAGATCGAGTTCGACGGAGTTAAGCAGTGGGTGGAACTCGACCGCGTCTTCATCCCCTCAAAGATAGGAGACAACGTCCTCTTGATGAGGAACGACCCGACGTACATCCTGCGCCTGAAGCAGTCGGGTTCTGCCGCCCTGGTCGAGGCGTGGCTCAAGGGGAATTGGGACATCGTCGACGGGGCCTTTTTCGACGAGTGGGACCAGGGCAAGCATGTGCTGGCGGCGGGGGACTGGCTCGACCGCATCCCCAAGGTCGCCATGCGCTTTCGGGCGTTTGACTGGGGTTCGGCGAAGCCGTTTAGCTGCGGCTGGTACGTCATCGCGGACGGGACTTGGGGCCTCCCCCGCGGCGCGCTGCTCAAGTACACGGAATGGTACGGAGCCAGCGGGCCAAACAAGGGTCTCAAGATGGACGCGCAGCTGGTTGCCCAGGGGATCCGGGAGCGCGAGCTGGAAATGAAGGTCAAGATCAGCTACGGCGCGGCGGATCCGTCGATCTTCATCAGGGACGGAGGGCCGTCGATCGCTGAAATCATGGCGGTGAAGGGGGTGAATTGGCGGCGGGCCGACAACAAGCGCAAAACCGGCGCGGAGCAGCTCCGCTGCCGGCTGGTCGGCTGGGAAGGGCAGCCCATGCTCTACTTCCTCGACACCTGCGAGGACTCCATCCGCACGATCCCGGTGCTCCAGCACGACGAAAAGGACCCTGAAGACGTCGACACGGAAGGCGAAGATCACGCCTACGACGAAACCCGCTATGCTGTGATGTCCCGCCCGTGGGTACCCGCGCCCGTTAGTGGGCCCACAGGACCGAGCTTGCCCAAGCTCCCAGGCCAGCACACAATTAACGAGCTTGTGGAGCGGCTGCGTCAGCGCCGCCTCGATCGAGAGAACGCTTAAGCAAGGACCCCTCATGAGCATCGCAGGTTACCCCTCCGCAAATTCCCTCCTGGCCAGCAGCTCGCAGAGCGACGCCATCCGGCCCCTGGGGGCTTCCCGGCTCTCGCGAGGTGGGGGGCAGTCAGCCCTTGACGCCCTGCGGGCTGCCAACGCCGCTGCCAAACGCCCTCGCGGCGGGGCAGTCATCGCAGACTGGAGCGCCGGCCCCCTGACCACCACCGGCTCCACCGGCACGGGGTTTGATTTCGCCCTCGACAGCACCGTGATCGGGCCGAGTGGCAAGCCGGCGGTCAAGTGCACCTTCGCCTCCGATGCCACGTCGCAGACCTTCATCGGCATCCTGACCCCGACGAACCCCATTCGCATCCGGGACGTCACCGGCGTGCAGATCCCGATCCTCTTCACAAGTGCCAGCACGGCTGACAACGTCGGCAACGTCGGGAATCCGATCCAGGTCTGGCTGCAGACCTCCAACGCCAAGTCCATTCGCTTCCAGATCTCCCTCTCCGACTACCAGGCCGGGGTGTGGCAGACCTTCAGCTTCGCCCGCGGCTCCCTCTCCATCACGACGAACCAGCTGTCCGAACTGGACGCGGCGGGGGTGACGATCACCAGCATCCGGATCGTGCAGAGCACCAACGCGGCGGCTGCCAACTCCAACCCCGTCTGGTTCGACCAGATTCGCTGCGAAGCGGGCCAGTTCCCCGGCCGGGTCATCATCACCATGGATGGGGCCTACGCAACGCAGTTCGCCTTCGCCCGCTCGATCCTGCGGGATTATGACCTGCGCGCGACCCTGTACCTCGTCAACTCCGGCATCGGCGGCTCCGTCGGCGGGGTTTCCTGCATGACGCTCGATCAGCTGGGCCTGATGCACGACGAGGGGCACGAGTTCGGCCACCATACCTACGACGGCACAAAGACCGGCGGCTATGGCAACTCCGGTCAGTGGACCGCGGCCGCCGACATCGCCGAGGACATCCTTTCCCAGTGGGAATTCCTTCGCGACAACGGCTGGCCGGAAGCCATCGGCCACGCCTGCTGGGGCTTCACCTACGGCTTCACGGAGACCCTTTCCCAAGCCCGCCAGAACCTCGTTCGGGACGGTCTGCGCATGGCCGGGGTCACGACGATGCGGAAGTCGGCCTCCTACAACGGTGAGGTCGGCACGATGCTGGTTCCGATGAACCGCAACAAGCTCCCCATCGACCCCTACGTGCTGCCGGGGGCTCTCCAGGTCTCCAACACCCACACTGCCGCGCAGATCATCAGCTGCCTCGACGCGGCCGAGAATCGAGGGGAGGCAGCGATCCTGACCTTCCACCACTTCGTCAAGGCCGGGGCAACCGCCGGCAGCCTGGGCACGACGGAAACCATCCTGCGGACTGTCGCGGAGGAAATCCGCACCCGGGCAGACGCCGGTCGCCTGATCACTCAGCCCATGTCGGAATTCGCATCCGACGTCCTGGCCCTGTAATTGCGACGAGGAGAATCTGTGAGCGACACCGAAGTCACCTCCGGCCCGCGTTACTGGCTCAAGGAGATCGCCTCCGCCTTGACGCGGGAGAAGCTCTTCCGCAAGGTGGCGAAGGAGGCCGTGTCGCTGTACGAGTGCGAAAAGGCGGAGCAGGCCCCTTACAACATCCTCTACTCGAACACTGAAACGATGTCCCCGGCGCTGTACAACAGCACCCCCCGGCCGGACGTCGACCGCCGCTTCAAAGACGGGGACAAGCTCGGCCTCATGGCGGCGCGGCTGCTCGAGCGGGCCCTGAAATACCAGATCGACAACAGCGATTCGGAGGACACCCCCTTCGACAACCTGGTTGAGTCCGCGGTCAAGGAGGCCTTGGTCCCAGGCCGGGGGCTGACCTGGTTCAAGTACGACGCCGACGTCGAAAAGACCGAAGACGGTCAGGAACGCGTCAAGTCGGAATATGTCTTCGGTGAGGAGGTGCCCTGGGACCGCTTCTGCCATGGGTATGGGAAAAAGTGGAAGGACGTGCCCTGGATCGCCAGGGAGCACGCTATGACTCCCGAGGAAGTGGCGAAGAACTTCGGCAAGGGGGCGGCAGCTGGCCTGGAATTCAGCACCCGCCGGGCCGAGGAAGAATCGACCGAAGCCAAGGGCATGTTTGGTACCCGCGATGCGGAAGCTGAAAACGTCAAGCTCGCGACGGTGTGGGAGATCTGGGACAAGCGCACGCGCAAGGTCTACTTCGTCTCCCCGAACAACCCCAACGCCTTCCTCAAGGAACTCGACGATCCGCTGAACCTCAAGCGCTTCTTCCCCTGCCCGAAGCCTCTGATCTTCTTCGAAAAGATCAGCGGATGTCTGCCTGGTGTGCTATACGAGACGTACCTGCAGCAGGCCCAGGAACTCAACGTCGTCACGACCAGGATCAACAGAATCACCCGGGCGCTAAGGGTCCGCGGCTTCTACGACAGCAGCATTGAAGGCTTGGACAAGGTCCTCGCAGCCGACGACAACACCATGATCCCGATCGAGAATGCAGCCATGTATTCCGGTCAGGGCATGTCGCTGGACAAAGCCATCTGGCTCATGCCGATCGAGAAGCTGGTCACGGTGCTGCAGCAGCTCTACGACCAGCGCCAGGCCATCAAGCAGGTGATTTTCGAAATCACTGGCATCGCTGACATCATGCGGGGGTCGACACAGGCTTCGGAGACCCTCGGCGCGCAGCAGCTCAAGAACCAGTGGGGCACCCTCCGCCTCAAGCGGGCTCAAAAGGCCGTGGCGAGCTACGTGCGGGACTGTCTGCGGATCATGGCGGAAATCACAGTTCACAAAATGTCGGCCAAGACCCTCGCGGCGATGACTGGCATGAACCTGCCCACCTCGCAGCAGAAGGAAATGGCGCAACAGGCCCTTCAGCAACTGCAAATGGCGCAGCAGATGGGGCAGGCCCCCGCCCCTGGTCCGACCGCGCAGGAGTTCCAACGCCTGCTAGATACCCCTTCCTGGGAAGAAGTGATGGGGCTGCTGCAAGACGACCTTCTGCGCTGCTACCGTATCGACATCGAGACCAATTCCACTGTCGATGCCGAGGCCACGGAGGACAAGCAGGACATCACCGAGGTGATGCAGGCAATGGGGCAGTTCTTCTCCGCCGTCGGCCCCCTGGTCGAAAAGGGGGTGATGGACTACGAAATTGCCAAAAACATGCTGCTGGTGATCGTCCGCCGCTTCCGCTTCGGCAGGGAGTTCGAGGAAGCCGTCGAAGGCATGCAGCCCCCCGCCCCGCCGCAGAACCAGGACGAGCAAGCCGCTCAAAAGGCCGCGGCGGAAGCGGCAATGATGACTGCGCAGGCCAAAATCGCGGAAATCAAGGCCAAGGCCGAAGCCACTGCCCAAAAGCACCAAGACGACATGGAAATGCAGCGGATGAAAATGGACCTCGAACGGCAAAAGCACGCGCTGGAACTGCAAAAGATCCAGCAACAGGCCGCTGCGCAGATCGCTGTCAATCAGTCAGCTCCGGCCGGAGGCCCGCCTGCCAATCCGTCATCCAACGCCCCGGTCAAAAAGCCGGCCCAGCAACGCCCTTCCCGGTAACTTACCATGCCCATCTACGCCTACGCCTGCATCGTCTGCGGCCACAAGCACGACGTTGTCAAGCCCATTGCCGAACTCGATCGAGTGGAGGCCTGCCAAAAGTGCGACTACCCGATGCAGCGGCAGATCTGCGCCCCGGCGGTCGTCGGGGACTATGCTGGCTACGAATGCCCGGTGAGCGGCAAGTGGATCGAAGGCAGGCGGGCGCATGAAGAGAACCTGCGCAAGCACGGCTGTCGAGTGCTGGAGCCGGGGGAAACCCAGCAAGTCGTCGACACCCAGCGCCGCCTGGATCGTGAATTCGACAAGAACGTCGAAGCCACCGCCGAGCAGTTCGTCGAAACCCTGCCGACCCGCAAGCGGGAAAAGCTGATCGCTGAAATCGAGCAGGGCGTCGATGCACAAGTGATCCGTCAAACCCCTGCCACCGCCTAAAAGGAAATATCATGCCCCCTGGAGAAGACTTCAATTTCGACAACGCCATCGACTCCGTGTCCCTTGGGCTCGGGTTCAACGCGGACACCAACACCGACCTGCCAGACGATCCGAAGCCGGCGCCGGGGGAAGGGGAGCTGACCAAGGAGCAGGTCACTGGTGGTACCGCCAGCCCGGCTCCTTCCCCCGCTCCCGGCGCCTCCACGGCTGCCGCTCCTGCCCCTGGCACGCAAACCACGACGGCGCAGCCTTCTCCGGCCCCCGCCCCTGGCAAGCCCGGGTTCAGCCCTGACACCCTGCCCCGCACCTGGAAGCCGGAGCTTGCTGACAAGTGGGCTGGTATCGACCCCGACGTGCGGGCGGAGATTGCTCGCCGGGAAGAGGCCATGTTCCAGGGCCTGGAAGGCTACAAGCAGCACGCCCGGGTCGGCAACGATTTCCAGCGTGTCATCGCTCCCTACCAGGAAAAGTATCAGCGCTACGGCGTCGACCCGATGCAGGACGTGGCTGGCCTGCTGCAAGCCCGGGACACCCTGTCCTTCGGCACCCCCGAGCAAAAGGTCGAGGTCATCCGCAACATCATCAAAGACTTCGGCATCCAGCTGCCTGAAGCCTCTGGCGGTGCCGAACCTCCCTATGTCGACCCGCAAGTTCAGAGCTTGCAGAAAGAATTGCAGGACGTAAAGTCCACGCTATCGAGGGCGGACGCCGAGCGTGCCGCGGCCTACCAAGCCGAAGCGCGCCGACAGGTCGAAGCCTTCGCCGGAGATCCTGCCAACATCTACTTCAACGACGTTGCCGACGACATCGCGCAGCTGATGCGAAGTGGGGTTTGCAAGGACCTCAAAGAAGCCTACGACAAAGCAGTGTGGGCGAACCCTGTCACTCGGGCCAAGGAACTCCAGCGGCAAACCGAAGCCGCTGCGGCCAAGACCAAGGAACAGGAAGCCGCTCATGCTGCTGCCGCCCGCAAGGCGACCGGGGCGAATGTGCGCACGAGTGCGAAGAGTGCGGGCGGGACGGCCCCTGCTGGAAGCATCGACGACACGCTGGCTGAAACTCTGGCCGCAATCCGCGGCCGGCCGTGACGACGAACTTTTGCAAAGCAGAGGACTGACAAATGGCATCCCCCAATAGCGTCTTCACCGAACTGGTGACCACGACCTACCGGAAGCACCGGAAGGACATTAAGGACAACGTGTCCAACAACAACGCGCTGCTGCGCCGCATCCTCGATCGCGGCCAGACGCGGAGCGAAGACGGCGGCCTGTCGATCGTGACCCCGCTCGACTACGCTGCGAACTCGACCTACCAGCGCTACAGCGGCTTCGACGTGCTGAACGTCGGTGCGAGCGACGTGATCAGCGCGGCCGAGTACCAGTGGCGCCAGATCGCGATCAACGTCGTGGCGAGCGGTCTGGAACTCCGGACCAACAGCGGCGACACGCGGATCATCAACTTGGTCAAGTCCAAGATGAAGAACGCGATGCGGACCTTCAAGAACAACTTCTCGTCGGACATCTACTCCGACGGGACGCTGGCCAACCAGGTCAACGGCATCCAGGCCCTGATCGCCGACACCGGCACCGGCACCGTCGGCGGCATCGACTCGTCGACCTGGTCGTTCTGGAAGAACAAGGTCCAGTCCGCCGCCGCACCGATCCAGGGCGGCGGCGCGATCGTGGTCAGCTCGACGACCATGGAAAGCCTGATGCTGCCCCTGTGGCTGCAGCTGGTCCGCGGCGACGACTCGCCCGATCTGATCGTGATGGACAACAACTACTTCACGTTCTACGAGCAGTCGCAGACCTCCATCAAGCGGTACACCAGCAGCGAGAAGGCCCAGGGCGGCTTCGTCTCGCTGAAGTACAAGACCGCTGACGTGATCTTCGACGGCGGCAGCGGCATCCCGGCGAACCACGCGTACTTCATGAACACCAACTACATCGAGCTGGTGGTCCACAAGGACGCTGACATGACCGTCATGGACGAGATGAAGCCGTACAACCAGGACGCTGCGGTCGTGCCGATTCTCTGGATGGGCAACCTGACCTGCAGCAACCGCGCCCTGCAAGGGGTGCAGAAGGCCTGATGAATCTCCGACGGATTATGCCATCGTAATCCGTCGGCATTTCGCCTTCCACTGAAAGGATCGAATCATGTACTCCCCCCTTGTCCCCATCCTGAACGGCTCCCCGTTCAACGACTGGTTCTCCCCGGACACCACTCAGCGCATGGCGCTCGGGACGAAAATCCCGGCCGTCGACCCCTACTGGGGCCTGGGCGTCTTCGTCTACGTCAAGTCCACCGACACGATCCTCAAGGGCTCGTGGGTCGTCTGGGACGAGTCCTATAACGCCGTGCTGCTCCCCAACACGGCCAACCAGGGCTTCCCCTGCGGCGTCTCCATGAACGCCATGGCTTCCGGCACCTACGGCTGGATCATGATCGAAGGCCGCGCGGTCTACAAGACCAACGCCACGGTCGCTGCGGACGCCGCCATCGGCATCACCGCAGCCGGCATCGTCGGCGCCAACACGGCTGGCAAGCAGATCCTCGGCGCGCGCAATCGCGTTGCAGCGACCGGCACCAAGACCGTCTCCGGGACGACCACGACCGGCAGCGCCGCGATCCAAACTACCGGCTACGACGGCTTCTTCCTCGGCATGGCCCTGTCTGGCACCGGCATCCCGGCCTCGACCGTGGTGGCGAAGCTCGACCCCGACGGCAAGACGATCTACACCGGCTCGGCCGTTGGCACTGTCGGTGACAAGAACGCCACCGCCAGCGGCACCGTGACGGTCACGGGCACCTACACCGGCTACGGCTCCGGCATCATCGCCAACCCCGTGGCCCAGGGCGCCATCACCTAAAGCCTCCCCTCTCCAGGGCTTCCTCGGCGGCTTCCATGCCGCCGGGGTTTTTTGGAGAGTCACTTAACCTGGAGATAGGAATGGGAATCACGATCGCAGAAGCCCGCCCCCCGTACGTCACCTTCGAGGTGCAAGCGGTGGAGGACAGGGCCGAGAGTGAGAAGGTCGGGCACTACGTGTCCAAGGATGTGCACTTCGCCATCATCACGCCGCAAGGGTCCAAGGATCGCATCGTGCGGCAGGTCGACGAGTGGCTGACGCAGTCCGAGCAGCAGGTCCAAGAAATGCGCCTGCCGGAGACCTGGCTCAAGCACTACAAGGCTCTTTATGCGGCCTGGAGGGAAGGCGTCGCCGCCCCGGTCAACGGTACGTCGATTCGGGACTGGGCTGGTCTGAGCCCGTCGCAAGTCGAAAACCTCACTCGCGCCCGTGTGCTGACGGTCGAAGACCTCGCAGCGGCGAACGAGGAAACCCTGGCCCGCATCGGCATGGGCGGCCGTTCCCTCAAGGACCGTGCGGTGACCTGGCTGCAATCGACGAGCGGCGAGGTGCTGGAACTCAAGCGGCAAAACGCCGATCTGTCCGAGAAGCTGGCCAAGGCCGTCGCGGCGCTGGAAGCAATCGCGGCCCAAGAGGAAGCGCGGAAACAGCCTGGGTATCCCGAAGAGCCAAAAGTCCCCCAGACCTCCCGCAAGCTCTAAGGACTCACCATGCCCAACACCCTGCTCCAGATCTGCCAAAAGTTCGCCGGCCGGCAGGGTCTTGGGCTCCCGGCTTCCGTCGCAGCAAGCTCCGACCCCGCTGTCCTCCAGCTCAAGGGCCTGCTGGAGGAATTCTGCGACGACCTCTCCACGAGGAAGTTCTGGCAAGCCACGACCATCGAAGCCACTTTCACAACCGTGGCTGCGGAAGACCAGGGGGCGATTTCAACTCTCTTCCCCCTGGGCTTCGAAGGCGTCGTTCGAGACACAATGTTCGACCGGACCCAGAGCCTAAACGTCGTCGGCGGGGTGTCGGCGGACGAATGGCAAGCCCGCAAGGCCCACAACTTCTCCGGGCCGATGTACAGATTCCGCATCCGGCGCAATCGGCTCCTGATGAACCCAGCGCCGGCGGCTGGCCACGTCATCGCCCTGGAGTACTTCTCCAACTACTTCATCCAGGGCTCAGACGGCTCCCCTCCCGTTACCACCTACCGCCGCTACTTCGAGTCCGACACAGACATCTGCCTGGTCGACGACGCCCTCCCCATTGCCTACCTGCGATGGGCCTGGAAAAAGGACAAGGGCCTCGACTACGCGGAGGACTTCACCACCTACGAGAGGCTGCTGGCTTCCAAGGCCTCGAAGGACGCCCGTCCGCAGGCGGTTTGCCTAGACTCCGAGTCCCACCCTGCCCAAGGCCCTGGTATCATCATTTCCCCTGGAAGCTGGCCCCTATGATGCGCTTCCCCGCTCGTTCCAAGCGCCAACAGCGGCAGGAAATTCTCGACGCAACGAGCCTGCCGGCGCCGATCGGAGGCTGGAACACTCGCGACCCCGAGGCGATGTTGCAGGTCAAGTACGCCAGCCGCTTGACCAATTTCTTTCCGACTCCGGCGAATGTCCAGCTCCGCCAAGGAGCCTCCCAATGGGCTACTGGCATGCCGGGCCCGGTCAAGTCCCTTATGGCCTGGCGAGGCACGACCGGAGAAAAGCTCTTCGCAGCCACCGACACTGCAATCTACGACGTCACAGCGAGCGGGGCTGTCGGAGCCAGCGTCCAAACCATCACCAATGGCGCCTGCCAGCACGTCAACTTCAACACCACCGGCGGCAGCTTCTTGATCATCGTCAACGGCACCGACGACCTGCGCTATTACAACGGCACTGTCTGGGCGACGGTGGCCAACTTCCCGATCAGCGGTGGCGGCACCATCAACACCAACACCATCCAGAACATCGCAGCCTTCAAGCGGGGACTGTTCTTCCTGGACGGGTCGATGAACTTCTACTACTTGCCCATCGACCAGATCAACGGCACTGTGGGCAAGTTCCCCCTCGGGGGCCTGTTCACCAAGGGCGGGTATCTGGTCGCGATCGGCGGCTGGACAATCGACGGGGGTGCCGGCGCGGATGACTACGCGGTCTTCGCCAGCTCAGAAGGCCAGATCGTCGTCTATAAGGGCACCGACCCGTCGTCCTCCAGCACCTGGTCCCTGGTCGGCACCTACGACTTCGCCCGGCCGATGGGCAAGCGCTGTTTCACCAAGAACGGCGGGGACTTGATCTACCTGTGTGAGAGTGGGGCCTTCCCCATGGCCAAGGCTCTGCAAGCCGTCCAGCTCAACATCGCAATCGGGATCTCCGACAGCATCCGGCCTTCCTTTCAGGAAGCCGCCCGGGAGGTTGGAACGCTCCGTGGCTGGCAGGGGATCATCTACCCAGCGGCCGACATGCTGGTGGTCAACATCCCCCAGGTCCAAGACACCACCGCCATCCAGTACGTCATGAACCTCACCACTGGCGCGTGGTGTGAGTTCACCGGCTGGAACGCCTGCTGCTTCGAAACCATGGACAGCGACCTCTACATGGGGCTGGGCGATGGCAACGTTGGCAAGTGCTGGCAGTCCGGCAACGGGGACTTCGGGGTCCCGATCACAGCCACGGCCAAGGGCGCTTTCAGCTACCTCTCCCCCAGGGCCAAGATCAAGCACGTGCGGCTGGTCCGGCCGCTGCTCCGCATGGGAGGCGTCGCCCAAACTCTGGCCGGGGCCGATTCCGACTTCCAGGACGGCCTAACCTACTCTTCCCAGATCAGCCAATCCGTCCCCAATTACCGCTGGGACGCCGCGGGCTCGAAGTGGGACACGGCTACTTGGGGCGACCTCCCTGCGCCGAAACTTTCCTGGCTGACCGTCGACTGCTTCCCCGGCTATTGCACAGCTATTCGCTTGCAAGTTACGGCGATGGATGCAACAGTGGAGTGGATGGCAACAGACGTCGCCTACGAAGTCGGAGCGGTATTCGGATGAAACGCGTGGTGCTTGGCCAAGACGACCGGATCGGTCACTTTGTCATGCATCATGCGGGCGGCACCTATGTCTCCGGCCGTGGAATCGGCATCGGCCTGGAAGAAAACGGCAAGCTCATGGCCGGCGTCTTGTACGAAGACTACAACGGCGCCAGCGTCGTCGGGCACGTCGCGGCAGTTCCAGGTCGCACCTGGTTGAATCGTGAATTCCTCTGGTTTTGCTTCGCTTACCCATTCCTCCAGCTCCGCGTGAAGAAGATCGTGGGGCTGGTTGGGGAGAAAAACGAAGCGGCTCGTCAGTTTGACGAGGCACTGGGGTTTGTACTTGAGACGGCACTCAAGGATGCACACCCAGATGGCAGCTTGCTGGTCTACTCCATGACCCGCGAGCAATGCCGCTGGCTAAACATCAAGTTGAGAAAGATTCCGTCTCATGGGCAAAGCGAGTGCACCGCCGCCGGTTGACTACCAAGGGTTGAGCCAGCAGAACCAGCAGAACTCGCTGGAGCTGGCACGTTTCAACCTCGAAAACAACCGGGTCAACCAGTACACCCCCTTTGGGTCCAGCACCTGGTCCTACACGCCGGCCGCTGGTGGGGGGCAAAGCTCCGCACCGCCGGCTGCTCCAGCCCCCCCACCACGGCAGATCTGGGTCCCTGGGGGTTATGAATCTGACCCCAACGCGGAAAGTGGCGGGAATGGGATGTGGAGGGAAGGCCATTACGAGCCAGTCCTGTACTCTGGCCCTCCGACACCACCAGCTCCGGCGCCTGCCCCCGGCATGGGGCAGGGCGGCACGTGGTCGCAGAACATTTCGTTCTCCCCCGAACAGCAGCGTCTCTACGACGCGCAAATGCAGCTGTCGCAGGGGCTGGCTTCGACCGCGCAGAGCCAACTCGGGAGTGTGCAGAACTCCCTGAGCCAGCCGTTCAGCACCTCGGGCTTCACTCCTTGGGCCAACGTCCCGCAGGGCGGCACCAGCGCCCAGTCGCGCCTCCCTGTGCAAGGGCTGGACATGCAGCGGTACCAGGTGCAGCCGATGAACATCCAGCGGCAGTCGCTGCCGACGATGGGATCGCTGTCCAGTGGGAACGTCTCAGCGGTCGGAGGCACCCCGCTGCAGACCGAAGTCAACATGACTGGTGTGCGGCAGCTCCCTGGCCAGATCGACGACGCCTCCCGCAAGCGGGTCGAGGAGGCCTTGATGTCGCGGATCAACCCGCAATATCAGGCTGACGAACAGGCTCTGCGCACGAGGCTGCTCAACTCCGGCATCGAAGTCGGCACCGACGCCTACAACCGCGAAATGAACAATTTCGGCCAGCGGCTGAATGACGCGCGGATGCAGGCTGTGCTCGCTGGCGGGCAGGAGGAAACGCGACAAGTCGGCTTGCAGCAGGGCCTCCAGCAGCAGGAATTCGATCAGGCTGTTGGCCGAGGGCGCTTCCACAACGACGCGTCGCAGATGGACTTCAGCCGGGCATTCTCCAATGCTCAGTTGCAGCAACAGGCCGCTGCCATCAACAACAACGCGGCGATTCAGTCCTACATGGCCCAGCTCCAGGGCCAGGGGCAGGACTTCAACCAGCAGCTCCAGATCGGCCAGTACCAGGACCAAATGGCTGGGAACCAGTTCATGCGGGACCTGCAAGGGGCGAACTTCGCCAACTCCGCCGCGGACACCCAAACCCAACGGCAAATGCAGATCGACAACATGGTGCAAGCCATGGCTCTGCAGAACGCCCAATTCGGCAACACCCAGCGGGCGCAGCAATTCAACGAACAGCAGTTCCTTCGCCAGCTGCCGATGTCGGAACTCAACGCGCTGCGGAATGGGTCGCAGGTCCAATCCCCGAGCTTCCCGCAGTACTTCTCCGCGAACGCAAACGGTGGCGGGGATGCGCTGCAAGCCGGCGCGTTGCAAGGCCGCGACGCGATGGCCCAGTACCAAGCTGACATGCAAAACAGCAGCTCAACCATGGGCACGGTCGGGTCGATCGCGGCAATGGTCGCGATGTACTTCTAATCTGCCATGAAAAGCATCTTGCTATTCAGCGCCGGCAAGGATTCCGCGGCTTGCTTGTGGTTGCTCCAGCCAGTCTGGGACGACCTCGAAGTGGTCTGGGTCAACCCCGGCGAACCGCATCCGCTGACCTCCGACTACATGGCGGGCATTGCCAAGCTCGTGCCGCACTTCCGCGAGGTGCGAGGGCAGCTGCAACGCCAGGCCGATCACTTCCAGTGCTGCGGGGCAAACCTCTGGCCGCTGATCTATCAAACCGTCTTCGACGGGGAGGTGGAAAACGCAGTCTCTGGGGTTAAGAAGTGCGATCGCTTGCGCTCCCCGCTGCACCGCCCAGGCTTCGAACACGCCGGCGTGAGGCACCACTTTCCTGTGTGGGACTGGTCGGATGAGCAGGTGCTCGCCTTCCTGGGCCCCGATCGCATCCCCCCGAGCTACCAGCTCGGCCACAAAACCAGCCTAGATTGCGTGAACTGCCACGCTTGGGAGAACGCCCATGTGGGGATTTGACAGCACTGGCCAGCAAGACGTCTTCGCGCAGCAGGAGGCCCTTGCCCGCCGGCAGAAGATTGCCGAGGCGATGTTCCAGGCCCAGATGCAACAGCAAGCTCCGAGCGGCAATGCTGGATGGCTGAGTGTGCTTGCAAAGGCTCTCGGCGGGTACATGTACGGCCGGCAGGAACAGGACAATGCCAAGCAGCAGACGGAACTGCGCGGCCAGTACTCCGAGGGCTTGCAGCAGGAAATGCAGCGCTACCTGGCCCAGCGGGACGGGGGGATGATGCAGCCTCCTGGCCCGCCGACGGAGGAAGGTCAGTACCCCTCCCCGATCCAGCAAAAAGGCAACCCCCGCGAGGCAATTGTCACTGCCATGGCGTCGCGCTATCCCGAAATGCAGAACATCGGGAAGATGGACTTCCAGGGCCTGTCCAAGCAATCCCTCACGCCGAAGGACATCCTGTCCCTCAACGGCTTCGACCCGAAGTCTCGCGTTGCTGCGGCCATGGCCGGCGGGGATATCAGCCAACTCACCCCCGAGGGCAAGGAACACGTCGTCGACGGCAGAATCATCAAGACCGGCGCGAGCGACAAGCCTGTTGTCGTCGGCGACTACCGCACGAAGTGGGGGCCGAACCAAGTCGTCAACGGCGAGGTCGTGCAGTACGACGAGACTGGCAAGGCGCATCAGGTTGCAAACCGCCCGCCTTCGATCAGCGTCTCCAACACCCCCATCTTGCATGGGCAGAAAGCCGGCTATGACGAGGCCTTCAAGCGCGGGGCTGCCCGCGTGGACGAACTTGGCAAGACGGCACAAGCCTCCGTGCAGTTGGTCGGCACCCTTGACCAACTCCAGCGCCTGGACAAGGGCGGGGTGTTCAACGGCCCGACTTCTAGTGCCGCTGCCTGGCTCGGGAACCTCGCGGCCGCTTCTGGAATGAAAATCGACACGAACCAGATCGCCAACACCGACGCCTACAACAGCATCGCAAAGGAAGCTGTGCAACAGCTGATCGGCCAGTACGGCGGCAATCGCGGGGTGACGAAGGAAGAAGCCGCGCAGATCCAAGCTGTCATCCCGCAGCTGTCGACGAACCCGCAGTCCCGCGCTACCCTAACCGCGATCCTGAAAAACGTCGCGCAGCGGAAGGTGCAGGAGTTCAACACCGCGCAGACTGCCTACAAGCAGGCCCTAACGGAGCAGGACCCTTCCCGGCTGGACTTCGGCCCGGTGAACCTGCCGGACCAAACCCCTGTCACACCAGTTCCGGCCAACCCCGCTGCCGGCCGTGTGATGTCGCTTGATGAATGGTTGAGGAAGTAATGGCACAAGTGACGATGCCAGACGGCAGCCTCGTGGAGCTGCCCGACAACCCAACACCCGAGCAGAAAGCTGCGGTGCAGGCGAAGCTCGCCCAGATGCAGCAGCCTGCCAAGCCGCGAGGCGCTGTCGACCAGACCCTGTCGTTTGTCAAATCCGTGTGGGATGACGCAGCGCGTGGGCTGGGCAAGACTGTCGTCGGGATTCCGGAAACCCTCCTGAACGCTCGTCGGGCAACACTTGCAGCTGTACGCGGGGAAGAGCCGGAATTCGACTGGGCCTGGACGAACCGCGTGGAGAAGGATATTCCGACTCCGCAAGGTGATCCGGCCTGGCGCAAGGTCATGCGGACGGGGGCGGAAGCGGTCGGTGGTAACTTGATCATGCCCGGCGGGGGGACTGCAGCCGGTGCAGCAAGTGCCTTCGGGGGTGGTGCCGGCGCGGAAGTGGCCTCCAATCTCCTTGGGGACAACTACGCCTCCCGGCTTCTTGGTGGGCTGGTTGGCGCCTTTGGTGCGAATTGGGGTGCTGGGAAGGTCGCCGCCATGCGCCCTCAATCCCAAGCCCTTGCCAGGGAAGCCCTGGAAGGAATCTCCGACCAGCAGCTCTCCGCCGCGCAGAAGTTCCAAGCCGACGCAGCAAAGCGCGGTGTGACGTTGGACCTGGCGCAGGCCCTGGAAGGCATCGGCGTGCCGGCAAGCAACCTGACCACCATCCGCAACGTGCTGGCGAACAAAAAGCAAGGGGAGAACGTGCAACAGACCTTGCGCAACCAGCCGGGGGAGTTGGAGCTGCTGGCGAAGTCGCAGGTCGATCAGCTGCCGGGCACGAACTATGGGGAAGCGCAGGCCGCGAACAACCTCGCCGAAACCGCGACAGCACGTGTCAACCAAGTCAAGGCCGATCGGTCAGCGGCTGTTCGCCCGCTGTACCAACAAGCTGGTAATCTTTCCCCGGCCGTTCGTAAGGCTGTTGCGGATGAGATTAGCAACGCCTTGACTCAACCGGGAGTTACCGAGGCCGCCGCTACCTCCATGAAGCAGGCTTTGAGTAAGCTCAAGGCTTCCCCCGGCACTGGAGCTCCGACCACGCATGCGTTGGATTATGACACCTTGATCGGTGATCTGATCGGCCCGTACAAGGGCACTCCGATGTCACCGGCAGACCCAAAGACGCTCGGCCAACTTCAGGCACTTGGCGGCAAGCTGAACGGTATTCTCAAGCAATCGAGTCCCGAACTCGTCCAAGCCGAAGCCCGCTACGCCCAGCTTAGCCGGGACGTCGTCGACCCACTCAAGCAAGGCCCTGTCGGCCAGCTCGCAACCCCTCGCGGGTACAAGCCTGATACCCAAGCTTCCATCGCGAAGATGCAGCAGCTCTTCGCCAACGGCGTCGACCCGCAATCCACCAACTCCCCCATCCTGACCGCCGCAAAAGAACTCTCCAAAGTCGACAAGGCTGCCTTCGCTGACGCGGCCAAGGCCTACTATTCCTCCAAGGTCGCTCAGGCCTTCGAACCCACCGCCGGCAACACTGTCGCCACCAACGCCGATGCCGCTGAGCGCCTCTACTCCACCCTCTTCAAGGACCAGAAGCAATGGCAGGGCATGCGGGACACGGCCGCAGGTATCGCCGATACTTACGGACTCTCAAGGGCGGACGTGGTCCGCGGGCTGGAAAACTTCATGCAGATCGTCAAGGCGGCGAGATCTCGGCCGCAGACGACTGGTGGGCTGAGCTTCGACGACACGGTGCAGATGGCGGGGAAATCCCAACTCGCGAATTCTGCCCGAGTCTTCGGCTTCTTGCCTTTTGAGCGCCTGGCCCGTGGGATTGAAGATGCCGCGATGGGGAAGACTTTCAGCGAGTTCGACAGGCTGTTGACAAGCCCGGAAGGTGCGGCTACGCTTGCGAAGCTCGGGCGGGTCCCGGTGATTAGCCCCCAGGCACGGGCCTTGATCGCCGGCTTCTCGGGGAGTCAGGCAGGACAGAGCGAAGCGGGTGGGCAGGAAACCCGCACGGATTATTAACGCATAATACGGACGGGTTTCACCATGGCTTACAACGGCTTCGGCACCTTCAATCCCCTGGCCTCCCCCAACTACCCGGCAGTTGCCGGCGAGGTCATCTACGCAGCCCGCTTCAACGCTGTCATCAACGACATCCTGACGGGGCTGAGCAACTGCGTCACTCGCGACGGTCAGGGGAAGTTCGCCACGGACGTCGAGCTGCAATCTCTCTACAAGCTCAAACACTCGGCAGTGGCGACGGAGGCCGGGGACGCCCTGATCTATGGGCAGTCTTCCGCCAACTTGACCAGCCTCACGCTCGGCACAGCGCTGGGGACGTGGGCATTTTCCGCGTCTCCAACAGTCCCCACTGGCGTCGACCGTACAGGAGGCAGCTCCGCCGCGAGCCAGCAATACGTCGAAGTCGCCGTCGCCCGCGGCATTTCCGAAGCCCCCCTCGTCACAACCAGTCTCGACTGCCTTGCAATTTTGACCTTCATCGGAGCCTGACATGACTCAACCGATCTACGCCGATACCCCAGCGGCTTTCATCTGCCCGAAGCCGACAACCTTCACCGTCACCTATGGCACGCGGGCGAAGGTGCTCGTGGACCAGTACGCCAACGCCAACGCCTCAGGCAGCCTGCCCAGCTACTACGGCGGGTGTACGGTGCTGGACCTGGTCGCTTCCTCGACCGACGCGTCGAACAGGGACCTCGAGATCTACGTCGCGACGGTGCTGTATACGACGGGGTCTTCTGACAGCATCGCAATCAACGGGACGAACATCACCCGCACCACAGGTTCCTTCCTCACCGACGGCTTCCGTGTCGGGGACCTGTTCATGGCCTTTGCCGCTGACAACGTTAGCCGCAATGGGGACGATGGCATCCTGGGCATCATCACCGCCGTTGCGGCATTGCAGCTGGACTTCAACGGCACGCCTTACTCCAACGTCGGGGAGCACTTCAACAACGGCACGCGGCTCTGCACGGTTGGGCTGCGCCTTCGTGCTCCGATTGCGGCGAACAGCGGCAATGGCACCATCCCGAATGTCAGCTTGCTCAACAACGCCATGGACACGGCGCAGTGCCGATTTGAGCAGAAGCTCGGGGCGAATAACCTGCTCATCGGCCGCATGCCAGTGGCGGTCGGTGCGCTGCCTGCCACTGTCACGGTCGTCCCGACGCTCGCCCGTTACTAAGGAGCCTCGACATGGGAGTGCTTGACACACTGCTGCCGAATCAGATCAAAGCCGCGCCAGGGAAGCCTGTGCGGACGTTGGAGCTGACAGGCAGCGGAACCTACTATCCGATTCGGCCGCGGAGCTGGCACAAGGTTACTCTGCTGGGGGCGGGGGCGGGCGGCGCGAGGTCCGACAACGTCGCCAACACAACAGGCGGGGGAGGTGGCGGAGCCGGCCAGCGAGTGCAGTACTGGGTCCGGCTGGATTCCTCGGTCACCTTCGTCGTCGGGACGAAGGGCAATGGGGCTACCGCCAACAATACTGACGGAGCCGATGGAGGCTTCACCCGCTTCGGATCGATGTTTGCCGCCGGCGGGAAAAAGGGGCTGGCGAACGGCAACGCCGGTGCGGGAGGCGGTTCAGCTAGTTACGCCGGTGACCAAACCGCTGGCGGTAGCGGCGGAGCTGTGGCCTCGGCGGGGCGCCCTCCGGGGTTCTCCGGCGTCGAGACGGGCCAGGGAGCCGCTGGGACCGGAGCAAAAGCTGGAGGCGGTGGCGGCGATTCCCTCATGGGGGCGGGCGGCAACGGTGGCAACGATGGCGTCGCGGGCACGGGCACAGCGGGAGCGAACGGCTCCGGGTACGGGTCCGGGGGCGGCGGTGGAGGCGCTGGGGCAACGGCCACAGGCAACGGCGGCAATGGCACGGACGGCCGCATTTTGATTGAGGAATACGGCGACCTGTCATGAGCGAACATCCCACCCACCCCTTGGTCGACATGCTGACGTCAAAAGTTGGAATCGCGTTTCTCTGGACCGGCAACGCCATCGCCGCGATTTTCAGCTATGCTTCGCAGATCGCCCTGATCCTCACCATCATCGCGACGATTGCCAACTTGTTCTTCACCTTCCGGGACAAGTGGTGGCGGGATCCGTATCGGAAGGCAAGGCGCGCCCGTCGTCGCCGTCGCTAGGAGACTTCATGAAACATTCCCTGTTAGCCCTTTTGGCGGTGGCCCTGACCGGCTGCAGCACCCTCAACAGCTATGGTGTTGGAGGAGAGCCCAGGATCGCTTGCTACACGCGGGACAACACAGCCATTCTTGACGACCACGTCGTCGGGTCGGATTCGGTGCATGCATCAGTTGTCCGCCGGATCACGGACGCCGATGCGCTTTGCAAGAAGGAACTCCCGCCGAAGCAGGAGCCTGCGCCGAAACCGAAGGAGCCGATCTTGTACGGATAGGCTAAGCTGGGCGAGCGCCGCCGTTTGTAGCGGATGGCAATGGCACCCCGGGCAGGAGGATCATGTCATCCCCCTGCCCTTTGTACTTGATGTACCCCGCGCGGATACTGCCGGCAAGGACGTCTTCGAAGTCCCGCATGGACGGGAAGAAGGTATGCACGTGGCGGTAAGCTTCGCGGTAGGTCGAGCCTTCGGGGTGGGAGTGGACGAAGGTCACAAGGCGCTCGACGTAGAGGGAAATGTCAGTCCGCCCAATCTTGTTGAACACGAACTGCATGTCGGGCTCCAGATCACTGAGCATCATGTCGGCAATGGACAGGTGCTCGTCGGTGATCTGCATGGTGTCGCCGCTGGACGCAGCTAGGACCATCGCGAGCTTGTGCATGTGGGTCTGCTTGCGGGCGATGTAGCCCCCGAAACGGTCCTTGTCGAGGTTGAGCGGGGGGTGCTTATACCAGCGTTCGTACCAAGCGATGCCCCATTCGAAGGCGGCTGGGGTTAGGGTGTAGGGTCCGACGAGAGTGCTGGAAATGTGGGCCAGGTCTTCAACGAGTTTGGTCTCTGTCGCGGCGAGGTCAGGGGGGACGACCAGGGACAGATATGGGACATACTTCTGCTTCTGGTCGGCGTAGACGAAGATCGTACGGGAGGTGAAGCCCCCGCCGATCATGTATTCTGGGAAGTTTTGAGCAATCCAGCTCGGGGTGGTGCAGGCGATGAGGTTGATCCAGGGATTCTCAATGACATCGTTGCCTGAGTGCTTGGTTTCCTTCTTGAACGTCCCCTGCTTGCCGTCCCAGAGATTGACCATCAAGTCGACCATGTCCTTGTCCTGGGGGTTTAGCAGGTTGCCGAACTCCGACGAGACAAGGGTCATCGCCGACATCGGGTAGAACGCGCCTTCGTAGTCGAACCCCTCCGTGATCGCGGCAAAGGCGCTCACCAGCGCCGGCCAGGTCACGACATCCGGGCCGAAGTGCACGCCGGGGACCCGCTTGAGCAGGTTGAGTGCGATGTCGGCGGTGGTGGACTTGGACACGATGCCGGGCGGGGCTACCAGGCAAATGTAGAAGTTCGGGTACCACTTGAAGTAGACCTGGTCCACCCACACCTTCCGGCGGAGGGCCCCGGCCACAGCCGACACCCCCGACCAAAAGTGCATATGGCGTGGGGCCTCGGTGTACTGGGAGTACTCCATGAACGCCGTGAGCCAGTCGGCGAAGTGTCTCACTCGCAGTCCCCCCACGACACCGTCGAAGTCTTCACGCCGACTGGAATGACCAGCGGATCGGAGTAGGGCAGGGCGATTTCCGACTGTGCAACGATCTGCCGCACTGCCAGGTCGCCGAGGTGTGTTGGGAACTGCCCGGCAAGGGAGTCATGGACTTGGAGCAGGACCTCCACCTGCGGCAGGTTGTCGTGGATGTTGACATAGGCTCGGTTGATGAGGCAGGCGATTGTCGACTGCGGAATCCACGCGGCCGCCTGGTTGAACACCGTGCCTTCAATCCTGTCGAAGAAATAGCAGCGATACCCGAAGACGTTCTCCACCATGCGGCGCTTGAGCAGCTGATCCTTCATGTCTTCCTGGTACTTCTTGAGCCTGGGGAACTTCCCGAAGTACCATTTCTGCGTGCGCTCGGCCTCGTGCACGGAAATCCCCAGGCGCTCTGCCAACCCCTTCGCCGTGCCCAGGTAATGCGTGCCGTGGCAGAAGGGCTTGAAGAAGGTGTTGCGGCGCTTGTCTGACTTGGAAAAGTTCGGGTCGTGGTAAAACTCCTTCCCCACCATCGTGTAGAAGTCCACGCCCTCCTTCAGCATGGCTTTGGCTTCGGGCTCATCGGCCTCCCAAAAGACAATTCGAAGGTCAGCAGAAGACAGGTCGATATCGAAGAATGTGCACCCGGGGTCTGGGATGAAGAGACTGCGTACGTTAGGCAGTTCGAGGTCGTCGGACCCGCCACCCTTCGGAATGTTCTGAAGATTGAGTCCGGTACCGAAGGCATTGGTCGAGCTACTAAAACGATACGTCTCCGTCCCTGCGATGTTAAAACTGCATCGCATTCTTCCATCAATATCGACAGGAGCGTTGATGAAGGTGGAGAGGAAGACACCCAGACTGCGGAGTTCTTGAATCTTCTTGACCACGGGTCGTAGGAGAGGTTCTCGATCCCCGATCTTACCAAGAGCCTCATCATCGCACGTAACGGTTCCGGTTTTTCTGCTGATGATCGGGCGCTGTCCGAGGGATTCATAGAACAACTCCTTCATCTGCGGGTAGGACTTGATATTGATTGGATGGCCGAGAACGTCCTGAAGCCAGGTCTCGCGAGAAGCGATCTCGTTCATCAGGGTCATAGCGAAGTCGGCCTTGCGCTTGTGATCGACCCGCACACCGCGGTTCATGGACTTGAGCACCGGCCAGAAGAGCCTCTGCTGGAAGTCGTGGGGGGCCCGCAACCGCATCTGGTCGACGTTGGACTGCTCGACCTCGTCGACCTCGTAGGTGATAACAGCGTCCTTGCAGTTGTACGACCAAAGCTGATCCTCTCCGGTTTTCTCGTCCCACTCCTTCCCTTCGTCCTTCCAGTACTCGTGGAAGTTGCAGTACATGCTCGACAGAAAGTCCAGTCCCTTCGGCATGTTGGAGAAGCATACATGCTGGGCGAGCATGGTGTCACGAACAAGCCGCGGGAGGTAGTGCACGTGACGGAAAAAGTACTGTGCGTCGTAAGAGAAATTCTGGCCGATGACCTGGCAGTTGGAATGGGTCAGGAGCTTGTAGAGGTGCCACTGGATTTCGGACTCTTCCTGCTCAGACCAGTAGCCAGCAGTACGCTCCGCGCACATCCAGGGGATGCACAAGGCTTCCAGTTTCGACCAGGCCAGCCCCACGCAAGCAATGTGGCCAGAACGGGTTTCGACGTCTACCGCGAGCTTGAGCTGGCGGGCGGCGACGACCTGTTCCAGCATGGAGAGGGTCTGCACGACGGTCGCGAAATCGGGACGGATTATGAACCGATAATCCGGCCGGATTAACTCCCTCGTCGCCGAATGCGCTGCCGCCCTTCGCAGG